TATCCGAGTCTATACCAAAATGTATGGACCCTAATTGTGCTAAGGAGTGGAGTAGAAAATTCTTAAGAGAAAATTTCACCAACGTATTCTTGACTTCAAAATATAAGGAACATTTAGAAAATGTTTTATTCGACCAAGAAAAAGCTTTATTGCCTGCTACTCAGCATTTGGTAGAAAATAAGATCGCAAAAGAAAATATTAAAAAACAAATAAGAGATTTAGATTTATTTATTGACGACTTATATTCACAGAGAAGGGAATTGGAACGACAAATCCATAATAATTTTAAAACTGATAAAGAACAGAAAGCCATTTTTGTACGCCAATGTCCTGCGAATGGTTGTCGTGGGTTTTTAAGCACTCAATGGAAATGCGGTATTTGCCAGCAATGGTCTTGCCCTGAATGTCATGAATTGAAGGGCTATAATCGTGATTGCGATCATCAATGCGACCCGAATAATGTGGAAACTGCTAAAATGCTTGCTAAAGATTCTAAGCCTTGTCCTAAATGTCAATCGATGATTTTTAAAATAAACGGTTGCGACCAGATTTGGTGCACGCAATGTCATACTGCTTTTAATTGGAAGACTGGAAAATTGGAGAAAAATATCCATAATCCACATTATTACGAATGGCAACGCAAAAATGGTGTAGTCGATAGAAATCCGGATGATATCGAATGCGGTAGAGATCTCGGACATTATACAGTTGGTAGAATTCAGGATTTAAGTATGAAACATTCTGATTTATATAAAACTATAACAAGAGAATATGTCAATTGGAGAGGGAAGAAAGAGTCCTCGCAAAGTAATGAATATTCTGATGTTGTAAATAAAATTTGCCGTATTATTAGAAATATTATTCATAATGATCGTGTAGAACTGCCTAATTTCCAAACCGATTATGTTATTAGAAATCAAGATTTGCGGGTTAAATATTTAGAAAATTCGATTTCAGAATATGAATTTAAAATATTGATTCAGCGAAATGATAAAAAAAATAGAAAAAATACTGAAATCGCCCAGGTTTTACAATTGGCAAATACCGCTGTCACGGATATTGTTTATAGAGTTATAGATAATTTAGATAAATCTAATAATGGAGAACATAATGTTGATTCGTTTTTGAGTGAATTTGAAGGGATTCAAAAATATTGTAATGATATTTTCAAAGATATTAGTTTTACTTATAATACCGTTCAGTATGGTTTTGATGATACATTTAATTTCATTCGTATATTGAAAGAAAAGAAGAATAAAAAAAAGGGTTCTGAAGAAGACGAGCATGAAGATAGTGATGAAGAGTTTCTACACACTTGAAAATGGGTTGTGAAATTTATAACAAGGCACCTCCTATAAGGGGGAGCGTTTTACAAGTTATAAAATGTTCATTGGTTAAAATCTTCAAGGGTGTAAATCTTCAAGGGTGTGTAAATAATGAAATTAATTTTGTTTACATCTTTTTTTCAATGAAGTTAAACGCCTATTTCTATTTTCTATCTATATATTCTTGATAATATTTAGAAGATCTTTCTTTAGGATTATTGCCATAATTATAGATACTTCTCATTTTATACAAAATATTATGTTATCATAATATATACAAAATGAGTAATATGTCTTTATTTCCTACTAATTTCTTTAAATCTAACAAACCTGATGGTTCTTCCAATGTTGATGTTTCTTCCAATGTTGATGTTTCTTCCAATGTTGATGTTTCTTCCAATGAAAACCCATTGGATCAATACCCAGTTATACCATCAAAAAACTATTGTATGAATGGAGTAAGAGAAAAATATGAGGAAATTTTTAAGGCGGAAAAGCCAGAGTTCTATAATGACAGTGGAACAGATTCTAAAAGTAGATGTCCTAATTTCTATAAAGTTGTTTTCAAAGTCGTTGAACCACCTGTTGTAAGTACAGCTGCTCAAAATGCTGAAAATGAGGAAGCTCAAACTGACAATCAAAATCTAAATGATCAAACTGTAACTCCTGAAAATAAAGGAGGTAAACGAAAATCACGCCGCACCAGACAGAGCAAGAAATCCAGAAAAAGTAAATCTAAGAAAGGTAAAAAATCAAGAAAGAACCGCAGAAAATCAAATATTCGTCGTTAAATTTACACCAGTTAAAGTTATAAATCCTTATATAAGTTATTTATTGTTTCTATTTTTTTTATTTTCTTTTCCATAGTTGTCATTTTCCTAGTTGTTTCTTGATTATATGATTTGATTTCATGAATCCATAATTGTTCGAAATCGTCTCGTACTTTCTCCGCTTTTTTCAAATGTCTCAACTGTTTCTCGAGTGATTCTATTTGTTGTTTTTGTTTTGTGATTTTTCTTTGATGATTATCTAGCACCGCTAACATGAATAAATTGTATATACCAATGATATATACCATTTTTACAACTGTCATATTTGTAAAAATTTCTACAAATATTTCCTTCATAATAAGGTATGTTGTTTGGATACAAATTCCTACAATATTTAATATGATATTGAATAATATTAATGTGTTTATGTACAAATGGTTTAATGTGATGAAAGGATTTATCGCAGTGAAAGGATTTATCGCAGTGAAAGGATTTATCGCAGTGAAAGGATTTATCGCAGGAGTTATCGCATTTGTACTTGTAATATAGATAGGTGCCATAGTCGGTTTCATAAATAAATCTGGGGTTTCCATTTTATAAAATACTTGGGTTTTAGGTTTTATGCTTTAATTTAACTTCTTAATTTTTATTTCAATTTTATTTGGAATAAATGTTTGGATTATTATTAACACAACGACGAATATACCGTCTATATCAGTTACTAAATTGACTGCTAAGTTGTGCCGGGTTTTTGTGCCAGTACATGATTTTTATATAGTACATAAAAAAAGACGACGATCTGTCGTACTATTTTTTTATTTTATTTATCCACCTTTTCAAAGGTGGAGCCAAAAATTTTTTTTTATTTTTTTTATTTTATTAATTTTTTTGTTACCATGCGTCGTATGCTATTTCTTCAACACAATCCACTTCATGTAAATCGTTATCGTATTCGTCATCTTCTTCGTCTTCACTGTCAGACCAATCCGCCCAACTCTTTGACTGAATTGGTCTCGAAACTTTTTTTTCTTCCATTGGCTGAATTATTTCTATTGGCTTAGTCGCCGCAATAGATGACCATGATGTTTTTTCTTTAAGACCTAAAACCATATTTGTTATCTCTTCTTCGTCATCGTCGTTACATAATACAGCAAATCCATTTGTTGGCTTGTTCTGGAATACTGGCTTCTTCATGATTAAGGACAAGGACTTCTTATTTGTTGTTTTGTTCTCCTTTTCCTTATTATTCTTAGCTAAAACCGCGCAAAACTTTGTCGTATGACCCATCTTGAAACAGTATCGGCATTGAGTATTTAATAAGGTAGGACAGATTGTCTTACCATTCAGGTCTTTCACCCAATGGTTATTATATTCCTTCTCTGGTTTACCGGCATCGTGACAGATCTTGCAGTATGGCTTCTTAGTAGACATTTTTATTGATTTGATAATTGATTTGATGATTTTATATTATGATATCTTTTAATCTTGATTAAGTATTTCAATTTTTTTTTATTTATTGGCTATAAAATAAAATAAAATAAAATTAAATAAAATAAAATAAAATAAAATAAAAAATTGAAATATTTATTTGATAAATACTTATAAGTAATTAAAAATCTATCAATATTCACGAAATCGTATACCTTTTAAAACATGTCCGCTCAAGAAGAATTCAATTTAAATCAGCGAATTTTGAATGTTCTCTTCCAAAGAGGACACATGATGACTCGGTTTACTATCGAATATCTATTACGACAATTAAACGATCATATTGAGCGTATGATAAGTTTAAATGATGATAATGAACGCAGACACTTGGACGATCAAGTTCTTCTTCTACAACATTTAAACGAGTCTAACGAACGCATTCGTAATCAAGCTATTATAAACGCGCAAATTCAGGGACAACATCAAATTCAGGGACAAGATCAAGATCAAGATCAAAATATGGATACAGATATGGATGAAGAGAATAGTTTATCACAGCAAACAGAATTAGACCAATCTTTCATAATGAATCCAGAGCCTTTCACATTTACACCTACCATATATACTCGTTTATCTGTTTCTAGAGGATATCAGCAACGAAGCGAAAGATCTAAGATAATTGCGAGAAGGAAGCTTGAACAATATTGCCCTTCGGATTGCTCGATTTGTCAAGAAATACCTAAATATAAAGACGCTGTCTGTACTGAATGTAATCACTATTATTGTAAAGGATGTTGGGAAAATTGGATGAATGCTGAAGGAAGCAATAAAAAATGCCCAACTTGTCGTAGGGATATGCCAATAGTTACTATTTTCAAAGCTCGAGCTCCTAATAGAAGAAATGTAGTGTAAAATTATAAATTTCAGTTAAATATAAAATAAAATAAAATAAAATAAAATAAAATAAAAATAAAATAAAAATAAAATAAAAATAAAATAAAAATAAAATAAAAATAAAATAAAAATAAAAATAAAATAAAATAAAATAAAAAAGTTTGGCTCTAAGGTAGAAAAAAATTGAATTATATTTTTATTTTTTTATGATTAGTAAATAACTTATTAACACTATCAAATGTAATTTGTGAAAATGGAAACAAATATTGACTCGCGGATGGAGATGTTTAAAAAATATTTAGATAGGACTAATATGGAGCATAAACAATATCAATATGATGGAGTCCGGTGGTGTTTGAATAATGAGCTTAGACTTGATCCTCCTTGTAATGTTCGTGGTGGATTTATTGCTGATGAAATGGGTTTAGGGAAAACTATTATGATGATTGGTCTAATGTATAGCCATTTTGTAACTCGTACCCTTATTATCGTACCACCTATTCTTATCGACCAATGGTTCCTTCAAATCTATAAAACTACCGGGCATAAAGCTCTTATTTATCATGGCGACGATAAAAAAACTATTTCATTTGAGAAGTTGTCGGCGGCTAAGATCGTGATCTCAACTTATGGTGCGATTACTATGAATAAGAAGCAAATAAAAGCTCAAGGAACGATTGGTAGTAGCGAAGCGGTTGGTAGTAGCGAAGCGATTGGTAGTAGCGAAGCGATTGGTAGTAGCGGAATGAGTGGTAGTACCGGTACTATGTTACATAAGGTTTCTTGGAATCGCATCATATTTGATGAGGCACATCACTTAAGAAATTCCAAAACTCTTGGCTACATTAGCGCTCGACTTTTATCTGCGAAAATTCGCTGGCTAGTCTCCGGCACACCCGTACAAAATAGTAAAAAGGATTTCTACAGCTTATGTGCTCTCATTGGATTACCGGCGAGTTTCTATACGGTGACTGATAATTTGCGGGGTTTGGCGCAGTCCTTCATACTGAAGCGTACTAAAAAACAACTCGGCATTCAAATTGCCGACATTCATGTAGATAAATCTGTCGTTGATTGGTCCAGTAAGAAAGAAATGGCATTATCCGAAGCGCTTCACTCTGCTTTAGCTTTCAGTCGTGTTAACCCTCAAAAAGAACTTAATAAGCAAATTCCCGAGGCTTTCCGTAATAAAGGAATTTTGGCCCTTATGTTGAGAGCGAAACAGAGTTGTATTTATCCGAAACTAATGGCTAAACAACTTGATAAACTTTTATCGATGGATTTTATGGATAAAGATGTATTTAATTATACCAGCAAATTAGATGCCGCTGTCAAGAGCATTCTTCAACGCAAAGGCAACGGATGTGGCAAGCTCATATTCTGCCATTTTCGCGAAGAAATCGATGAAATCGCCACCAGGCTGCGTAATGGAGGCATGACTAAGGTCGCCACTTTTGACGGCAGAACCACTAATGCCAAACGATATGAGATTCTTAATGAGAAAAATGAAGCTTTAATTCTACAAATACAGACTGGATGCGAAGGGTTAAATTTACAGGAAAATTACAGTGAAATATATTTCATATCGCCGCATTGGAATCCTTCGGTTGAAGATCAAGCCATCGCCAGATGCCATCGTATCGGACAGACCAAGCCTGTTTATGTCCAACGGTTCGAAATGTCCTCCTTTGAAGAAGATGTCTCCACTAAATCTATTGATAAATATGTCAATGATGTTCAAGAAGGTAAGCGTATTGTAGCTAGCGAAATATTAGTTTAAATTGTAATTTGTTTTAAACCAGTGAAGATTTTACAAAGCAGTCTCTGCGAGCCTTGTGAAACGGCACCCTAAAGGGTGCTTTGTTATAAATTTCACCCGGTTCATCTGTAAAGATTTGAAATGCTGTCCCATTTCAAATCTTCAAGGGTGTAAAATGAAAGGGGTTCAATACCTTTTTTCATTTAGAAGTTGGGAGAGAAAAATATAAAAACTGGTTAACAGTCTTTATATTTTTTATTTTTTTATTTTTTTATTTTTTTTATTTTTTATATTTTTTATTTTTTATTTTATATTTTTTATTTTTTATTTTTTATTTTTTATTTTTTATTTTTTATTTTTTATTTTTTATTTATATTTTTGGCTCCACCTTTTGAAAAGGTGGATTTTGAAAACGTGGAACATTTTTCACTTCTATGCTGAATTGACATACAGAAAACACATCTAGAACTATGGGCGTATTTATGAGAAGGAACAGGTTTTTGCTTATGAATCCATACTTTTGGTTGGTTTAATAGTTCAATTTGTTTTTCAATTTGTTCTGAGGTTAACATATTGTTATTATATAAAATATTTTATTAATTTTTTTAAATTCTTACTTTATTTTAATTGTTGGTTGGATACTCTTATCTAATTATTGTAAAAGTTTTTCAATTTTATTTCCTGAATATAATAAAAAATTGATTTATAATTTCATAATTATATTATTATATAACTTATATGAACTTTATCAAAATGAACCAAACTAACGGATATATTTATGTTAGAAATCATCCATCATATGATCTCGATGATGCGTGTAAAATGGGTAAAGCAAAAAATATTCCTGAAAGGGATGCACAATATGCTACTGGTGAGATTAAGAGAGGATATTTTGAAGCGGTGTTTGAAGTTCCTATTGAAAAAATGGGAATTGTTGAACGCTTATTACAAAATGAGTTTCGTGAATTTAATGTTAAATATGATGCTGGAAGTGAATTTTACAATAAAAAAATTATTACTCTTATTGAACCTTATTTAATTACGATTGGAATTAAATATAAAAAATTATCCAAACAAGAAATTAGTGATTTGGTAAGATGCAACAGAGTAAGAAAAATAATCAAAAAAATAAATATTCAATCATTAATTCATATACTAAAATCCAAGAGAACAAATAAACAAATCGTTTCCTATATACCAAGAAACGACCAAACTATTATTATTGGAAAGTCGGTTGTACATTTTCAACAATACGATAAAGGTATGCTTGTATTAATGTGTGGGGTAGGAAAAACTCTAATTTCATTATGGATTACACAAGAACTTAACTCAAATACTATTCTTATTGGTGTTCCTAATAAATTATTATTGAAACAATGGGAAAAAGTTATTTGTATTTTGTTTCAAAGTGTTCCGTATTTAATTGTTTCATCTGGAGTAGATACTGAAAATATAATGCGATTTTTAGAAAATAATCAAAAAAAGTGTATTGTAATAACTACATATTCATCGGCACATAAAGTATATAGAGCAACAAGAGATATAAGTTTTATATTCAATATGAAAATTAATGATGAAGTTCATCATCTAACATCAAGTAATATTGATGAAGAAGAACGAAAAACATATATAAATATGTTAAAAATAAAATCAGAAAAACAATTATCATTAACAGCTACACTAAAATTATTAGAAAATAAAGAAAATGAAAGAGATGAGGATATTGTTGTTTCAAATGATAATGTTGAATATTTTGGAGAAATAATTGATAGAAAATGTTTGCTATGGGCGATTAATGAAAATATTATTTGTGATTATGTTATTCAAACCATTATTACAAATGAAGAACAATTAGAACAACAATTATCAAGATTTCATATTATACAAGAAAATGATAAGAGATTGTTTTTGAGTGCGTTTGCTTGTTTGAAAAGTATATTTGACGGACATTCACACCATTTGTTAATATATTCAAATAACAAGGATAATTCGTCGAAATTAATTGATTATATAAAACAACTATTAGACGATAATTACTTTGATATACCTGATTTATATTATTCAAATTACCATAGTGAAATGAAATCAAAAGACCAAAAAAAAATAATTAATAATTTTGAAAATGCTAATTTTGGAATAATTACTTGTGTATATTGTTTGGGTGAAGGATGGGATTTTCCATTATTGGATGGTGTTGTCTTTGCTGAAAATATGACATCCAATATCCGTATAGTTCAATCCGCATTAAGAGCAAGTAGGAAAAACAATAAAGATACAAATAAAAAAACTAAAATCATTTTACCAATTTTGAATAGAGATGACTGGTTAGAAAATAATGAAAATCCTGATTTGAAAAAGGTAAGAGAAGTTATTTATCAAATGGGATTAGAAGATGAAACTATTACTCAAAAAATCAAGGTGTTTAGAATTGACATTGAAAAACAAAAACTAAAACCAAGAGAAAAAGAAGAAAGAAAAATAGTTGATGAGTTTGGCGAATATGACGATGAATTAACACAAAAATTAAGATTAAAAACAATCAAAAGAACCGCACTTGCTACAACATATGAAAAGGCAAGAAAAATAATTGCTGATAAAAATATTAAAAGTAAAGAAAGTTATTATGAATTATGTGAAAGAGATTATAGATTATCCAAAGAACCTGAAATAGCATTCAAAGGACAATTTACAAACTGGATAGAATATTTAAGTATTGAACGAGTATATTATGATTTAGAGACCTGTAAAAATAAAGTAGGTGAGTATTTATTGTTATATCCTGAAATAAAAAATTATTTAGATTTATCAGTTGTAATTAATAAATTGGTTAAAATAGACGCATTATTTCCACCGGATGGATTATGGGTCGAATATTATAATGTAAAAGATTTGAGAGATATTATTACTATAACTAATAAGAAAAAGAAAATGGGGGTTATTTTGTAAATATTCAGGATTTCTAATATTTCGGATTAATTAAGGAAAAAATACTTTTTTTGATAATATAATAAAAAAATTGATTTATTTTATTATAAAGAAATAATAACTTATACTATTATATATTGTAATGTCAAAACAATATTCCTGTGATTTGTGTAAAAAGGTGTTTAATCAAAAAATTGATTTCACAAGACACCAAAATAAGAAAGCACCTTGTATAACATTAACTGAATTGCACCAAATTAGTCAAACAAAAGAAGTTAAAATGGATAATAAAACTACACTTATTAGTGTATTCAAAAGCTGTTTAAATGTATTGAGGGATAATGAAGGGTTAACTGGTGAGAAAGCATTAAGAACTTTGTCTTATTTGCTGATATTAAAATTACTTGAACCACACTTTGGAGGTGAAATTGATATTGATAATTGTTATGAATATGATTTTGCTTCATATTTTGAAGAACACGTTATTGAACCTAATAAAACAAGATTATTGCAAATAGTTCGTTTTAGTAATTTATCTAATGAAAAAGATGATGATATTCCAAATCTAATGAAATATGCTTGGGATATTATATTATCAACTAATCCTACTACAAAAAATATATTCTTGAAGGGAAAAGGGTTTGATATTCAACACAAATCAACCTATAAAAAATTAATTGATAAATTAAATTCACTCGACTTATCTCAAACTGAATATGATGTTTTGGGTAATGCGTATGAGGAAGTTATTCAAGATATTATGACAGGTAAAGTTTTGGGACAATTCTTTACTCAACCATTAGTCAAAAAAATGATGGTTAAATTAATTAATCCACAAATACATCCTGACGGAAAAATAGATACTTGTGGAGATCCTACTATGGGAACTGGTGGTTTCTTGATTACCTATTTACAATACATTTTACAACAAGCAACTGCTAAAAATATTAAACCTGATTGGGATTTTATCAAAACTGAAGGATTATATGGTAAAGAATTAGAACCTGATACATATCAACTTGCTGTTTCAAATATGTTAATCTCATCAGGACATATGTTTGAGGGTCTTGACAGAGGCGATAGTATTCGTGTTCCTATAACAAGAAAGTTTGATAATATTCTCGCAAATCCACCATTTGGAATTAAAGGGCTTAAATACGACGATTTTGAAAGTCCATTAAAAAGTGAATATGTTCCTATTAAAACAGATAACGCGGTTTCATTGTTTATTCAAGCAATTATTTATATGTTAAAGATTAATGGTAAATGTGCGGTTGTATTACCTGACGGACAAGATTTATTTTCAAAAACTAATACCACATTAGTTGCGATTAGAGAATATCTTATGAAAACTTGTGATTTGAAAGAAATTATATATCTACCATCAGGTATATTTACATACACGACTATAAAAACTTGTGTATTTTACTTTGTGAAAAAGAGAGAAGGAACTGATGTTTTGGAAACCAAAATTAAAGTATCAAAAACTCAAAAAGAAACTGGTAAAGATTACAAGTTTTCAAAAACACATCAAACATCCAAAGTTAAGTTTTATGATTACAATCCTTATGAAGATATTAAAAATCTATTGGTTGAAGTCCCTATTGAGAAAATTGTCAGTAATTCATATTCACTTAATTATGCTGAATATATGAAAGATGAAACCGAAGAACAACAATATGAAGAAGGTGTTGTCGTAAAAACACTTGGAGAAATTTGTAAGTTTCTATCTAAAAGTAAAAGACAAGCATCTTATGGCGAAAAACAAGGCCAATATCCATTTTATACATCATCTCAAACTTGTAGTAAATATTGTGATGAATATGATTATGAAGATGAATGTTTAATTATAGGAACAGGTGGGAATGCTAATATTAAATATAGTAGTAAGTTTTCTTGTTCTACTGATAATTTTGTAATTAAAATCAATCCAGGGCAATTAGTAAAATATGTATATTATTATCTTTCAATTAATATTGAAGTATTACAAAAAGGTTTTGTAGGTGTAGGAATACAACATATTTCAAAAGAATACATTAATAATATAAAAATTCCAATCCCATCACTTGATAAACAACAACAAATCGTAAAATATTTAGATTTCATATTCGAAAAAGCAAACAAAACGAGTAGTGAGAAAATTTCAGAATTGAAACAACTGAACGAGTTATGTTTGACTAATCAAAAAATATTTGGTGAAAATATTGTGAAAGAACTTGGTGAAATTAGTATAATTAATCCTGAAAATATGAAATCAGGTCAATATACTGAAATTAATTATATTGATATTGCTTCTGTTAAAGGAGGACAAATATTAGAGTTACAAAAATTAACGGATGATTTTCCATCCAGAGCAAAAAGAATAGTTAAGAAAGGTGATATTTTATATTCATCTGTTAGACCCAATTTGAAAGGATATGTTTATATTAGCGATGATATTCAAAATGGTATTGCTTCAACTGGTTTTGCAGATATTAGAGTAAAAGAACCAAATACAATATTATCAAAATATTTGTATTATATTATGACAAATGAATGTGTAAGTGAATATTTAATAAGTAAAGCAAAAGGAGCACAATATCCTGCTGTATCATTTGATGACTTTGAAACTATAAAAATACCAATTCCTTCACTTGAACGCCAAAAAGATATTGTTGAATATTGTGAATATAATGATACACTCATTAAACAATTAGAGAAAGAGATTGAAAATAATAAAAAACAAGCACAACAATTTATTACAGGTATTGTAAAAGCACAACTTCAAACAGAAGAACAAAATGATACAACTTCAGTAAATACTAACCCTATTTATGAAGTTCAAAATGAAATAGTATCTGTTGAAGAAGAAGTTAATATTGAACCAAAACCAAAGGTTAATAACATTGTTAAAACAGTCAAAAAACCTCTTATTATTGTTGAAGAAGATAATGAAGTATAATTATTAATATTCATTTTATTAGCATATGATTTTGTCTCTTTTTTCTTTCCGGTCGGTGTTATAAGATAATCTCGGTGTTATAAGATAGTCTCGGTGTAATAAGATAGTCTCGGTGTAATAAGATAGTTGATAAAATATAAGATTGTTACCACTGGTTCGAGAGAAATATCCTGAATATTGAAATTCTGCTTCAAAAATATCAGATGTACATGATAAGCTTGTTATTGAAGTTATGGAAACAGACGATGATAAGAAAGAAAAAATAAAGAATATTTATAAGGTCACTACAATTAAGGATGATAAGTAATTATGAAATTTATATATTGGCTCTCACTGGGTTTGGTTCTTATATTTGGTTCTTATATTTGGTTCTTACTAGGTTTGGTTCTTATATTTGGTTCTTATATTTGGTTCTTATATTTGGTTCTTACTATATTTGGTTCTTACTATATTTGGTTCTTATATTTGGTTCTTATATTTGGTTCTTATATTTGGTTCTTATATTTGTTCTCACTTGGTTTGGCTCTTACTTCGTTTTAACCTTTTCTAAAGGTGGATAAAGGTGGATAGGACTTACGGTGAAGGTAAATCAGCATCCATATGTCTGTCAATTCTCTCTACGATATCATCTAAACAATCTTCGTGATAGAGAATAAATTTTCCTCCTTTTTCATTCCATAATTTTAAGTTGTGAAGTTGGTCGTCTATAAGAATTGATCCTGTCAAACAATAGTTTGGTTTATCTTTTGTGGCGCAAGTAATCACTTGTATATCGGCGCCTAATTCTCGTTGACACCACTTTATTTTTTGTTCGACAGCTGATGTGCTGCCTCTTGGAATACCGGTTAATATAATGGGTTTATAGTGCTTAATACGCGACCATAGTTCGAGACCTCTTGGCATCCAAGGTAGTGTTTCAAAGAATGTTTTTGATTTATTGATTGTTGACCACATAAGGCCTTGTTGTAATTGATCTGGTGGTTTTTTAAATCTATTAATAACACCTTGCTCGAAATCGGCGAGTACACCGTCGAGGTCACAAAATAGAATGCTTTTTGTTTGAATACCGGCTGCTAATCTAGCGCTTAGAATCTCTCTCAATTCTTGGGTTTCATCACTCATATTTTGTCCGTTTCCTATAAAATAATCGTGTCCGATGGGCCAATGATCTATCTGGGCGTTATGTGGCCAACTTAAAGCATAATCCGGACAGCGACCGTTGGATGTATTGTTCTCGTCTGAATCGTTTAAAATAGAATAATTTCGACTAACTTTAATTAAATTCATGTTATATATTTGTTCTAGAGAGAAATAATTAAATTCTATTCAATTTTAAATCTAATTTTTAAAAAAATTGAAAAGTATTTTTAAAAATAAAATTTAAATTATTAAATATTTGATTGAATTAAACCCTTTTATTAAAATCGTTAATAAACCGTCAGGTAAACCTTTAAAAAAATGTTCTTTATAATCGCAGAATACATTAAAAACACTTATATTAAAAATTTGTACGTTAATATTGTTGAAACTGCGAAAGCTATAAAAATAATACCTGATATTGAAGTGGGTATAAAAGATGTATATGAATGGAACATCAAAATTCCGGAATATTTTTCAAGCCAAGAGGAGCTGGATAAGTTAGTGTAAATATCACAGTGGCACCGTCCGTAAAGGGTTAACTGCCAATATCGGCGTCAAAATGGATGGCAAATTGGCAAAAATATGGATTTCTAGTTTCAACACGATATTATCGTCACAGGAGCAGCAGCAGGCAGCAGGGGATGTATGACGTACTATATGGCCTACTATATGGCGTACTATATGGCGTACTATATGGCTTACTATATGACGTACTATATGACGTACTATATTGCGTACTATATGACGTACTATATGACGTACTATATGACAAACGAAATATTTCTATAAATTTGGCTGCCAAGTTGTGGGCCATTTTTTACTATACGTAACAGCAGCAGGCAGCAGGAGTACGTACAAATTTGGAAGGTAGCTTCGCAATTTCTTTAAGTAGGTTTTTCAATTTATTATATAAAAATGTGTGTTTTCGAAAAATGAAAAGTATTTTGACTTTTCCAAAATGGACAAAAATAAATGTCCAAAATTGACTAGCCAAAATCCTCCTTACTGACAGAAATTTTTGTCTTGATAAAGAAAATTTATGGTGTCATTTTTTACCATAAATTTTTATTTTGTTATTATAATTTTTTTGCGGAAAATGACTTAGGGATTTTTTTCTAGCATATATTAAGGAGAATGGCTAGTATAAAATCCCTAAAAAATCCAGATAATTATTTCTGTGAATGTTGTAACTATAACACATATAGTAAAAAAGATTTTAATAAACATATTTTCACACCAAAACACCAAAAGCTAGTAAATGCTAGTAAGATGCTAGTAGATTCTGTAAATTTATCCTTAACAAAATTTATATGTAATTGTGGAAAATCATATACTCACGATAGCAGTTATTATAGGCATAAAAAAAATTGCGCATATAAAAATGATAATATTGTTGAAGAACAAAAACAAAAACAAGAACAAGACAAAGAAAAAGAAGAACCAACAGATAAAGACCTCATTATGATGTTAATTAAAGAAAACTCTGAGTTGAAAAATTTGGTAATTAAGGTTTTAGAAAATGGTATAACAAATACTAATACTAATACTAATAATAGCCATAACACAACAACCAATTCTCATAACAAAGCATTTAACCTCCAATTCTTTTTAAATGAGACATGCAAAAATGCAATGAATATTACAGAATTTGTAGATTCCATCAAATTACAGCTTACAGACCTCATGGAAGTTGGTGAGCTTGGATATGTAGAAGGTATTTCCAAAATAATTGTGAAAAACTTAAATAACTTAGATGAAACAATTAGACCAGTACATTGTACTGATAAGAAAAGGGAGACAATGTATGTGAAAGACCAAGGTGAATGGTCCAAAGAAGATGACAATAAAACTAAATTGAAGAAGGCTATTAACAAAGTAGCTGATAAAAATATAAGATTACTTCCACAGTTTCGAGAGAAATATCCAGAATATAGAAACGCATATTCAAAAATATCAGATGTCCATGATAAAATTGTTATAGAAGTTATGGAAACCGAGGATGATAAGAAAGAAAAAATCATTAAAAATATATCAAAAGCCACTACAATTAAGGAAAATCATCAATCGTAGTACTATACCACCTTTATTAAAGGTGGAGCCAAAATAGGTAGCAAAAATGTCGACATAATTTGACTGCCAAATTGTGGTCGGGAGTTCACTACATCTATGTAGTACATTTAGAGCAGCAGCAGGCAGCAGGAATATTCTGCTGTAGAGCTTCGCAATTTCTTTAAGTAGTTTTGGCAATTTATTATATAAAAATGGATATTTTCGAAAAATGAAAAGTATTTTGACTTTTCCAAAATGGACAAAAATAAATGTCCAAAATTGGCCTGCCAAAAAACTTCTTACTGACCGAAAATTTCAAAATCGAGTTTACATCTTTATCGTGTGATTTGTGATTATAAAGTAAATATTTATTATTGTATTTTTTTATATTTTTTTATAAAAAGGATTTAGCAACTTTTTTGTTAACTAAATATATAACAAAATGTTAACAATAAGTTGCCAGAAAGTTGCTTCAAGATTTAGTTGCGAAAAATGTCACTACTATACAGATAAAAAAAGCAGTTACGCAAAACATTTAACGACAACTAAACATATTAAGTTAACATCTGTTAACGGATTTAGCAACAAAAGTTGCCCAAAAGTTGCTACTGATATTAAGGAATTTATATGTGATAATTGTAATAAACACTTTAAAACCCGTGTTGGTTTATGGAAACATAAACAAAAATGTAAAGAAGAAAAAGAAACAAAAAAAGAACAAGACAAAGAAAAAGAAGAACCAACAGATAAGCAGCTTATTATGATGCTAATTAAGGAAAATTCTGAATTAAGAAAAGAGCAAACTGATATTAAAGAATTAATTTTAGAAATTGTTAAAAATGGTATAAATAATAATACAAATCATAGCCATAATACTCATACCAATTCTCATAATAAAGCTTTTAACCTCCAGTTCTTCTTAAATGAGACCTGTAAAAATGCAATGAATATTACAGAATTTGTCGATTCCATCAAATTACAGCTTACAGACCTCATGGAAGTTGGTGAGCTTGGATATGTAGAAGGTATTTCCAAAATAATTGTGAAAAACTTAAATAACCTAGATGAAACGGTTAGACCTATTCATTGTACTGATAAGAAAAGAGAAACTATGTATGTGAAAGACCAAGGTGAATGGTCCAAAGAAGATGACAATAAAACTAAATTGAAGAAAGCCATCAATAAAGTAGCTGATAAAAATATAAGATTACTTCCACAGTTTCGAGAGAAATATCCAGAATATAGAAACGCATATTCAAAAATATCAGATGTCCATGATAAAATTGTTATAGAAGTTATGGAAACTGAGGATGATAAGAAAGAAAAAATCATTAAAAATATATCAAAAGCCACTACAATTAAAGACAATAACCAATCATAATACTATATTATATCGTGTACTGTATAGCGTACTATATAATATAAAAATGTCGGCATAATTCGACAGCCAAATTGTGGCGGGTTTTATCTACATCCATGTAGGGCGATCAGCAGCAGCAGGCAGCAACTATTATACTTCTTACATGAAGAGCTAGAGAGAAAAAAAGGTGGCAACTTTGTGCCGGGCTAATTAATTTTTATTTTTTTTCATTTTATATTTTTTATATTTTTCATTTTATACTTTTTATATTTTTTATTTTTGGCTACACCTTTTCCCAAAGGTACTGGCGTTGCTAAAGGTGTACGGACTTACATTTCGTAATCCTCTTCGTCCTCCTCTTCATCGCTAGCAGTGAACTCTATCTTGTTTGAGGCATCATTCCATTTTCCGACCACTACTTGCTCGCCATTCTTCGTATACTCATTGTAGTCATAGATGATTCCTGTCTTCTTTGACTTCAAGTATTTCTTTCCTTCGAATTCAATTTTCTTGACGACATCTGGCTCTTCCTCTTCTTCTTCAGTAGTAGCAGAAGGCTTTGGAGCTGCCGCCTTTGATTCTTTTACTGCTGCCTTTTCGGCTTTCGCTGCGGATTTCGCTGCTTTCGCTGCTTCCTTTTCTGCCTTTGCCTTTTCAGCTGCCAATTTCTTCGCTGCCTTTTCCTCTTCATCAGCCTTCTTCTTTGCTTCCTTTTCTGCCTTTTCGGCTGCCAATTTTGCTTCTTTTTCTGCTTTTTCGGCTGCCAATTTTGCTTCCTTTGCTGCTTTTTCAGCCGCTTTCTTTGCTTCTTTTTCTGCTTTTTCAGCTGCTTTCTTTGCTTCCTTTTCTGCTTTTTCAGCTGCCTTTTCAGCTGCTTTTTCGGCTGCCTTAGTTGCCTCCTTTTCTTCTTCTGACACATCATTCTGCTTAATGATTACTTCTTCCTCGGATTTGACATCATCCACTTCGTTCGCATTTGCTACCAAAGTCGCAAACAAATCTTCGCATTCATTATCGATTTCTACAACTTTCTTCGACTTCTTTGGACGACCTCTTGTTCCCTTTTCTTTTGGCTCTTTCTCCTTGGATGGGCGACCGCGCTTTGTCTCTTCAGGAACTACAAAATGTTCTTCATTTATTTCCATATTTAACCTTTTTCCTTCCTCTAGGACTTGTTCTTTTGTTAGTTTATATTTTTTCATCACCTTCGCGTAAGCGACTGGCTTACGACCCTTCGGGTCTACATATTCAAAGATTCCCACCGCATTACGCATCTTTATTGTACCGTATTCTGGGACTTCACTTCCTGCCTTCTGCATCAATGAAGCGCAGCTTTTACAGAATTCTGTGGAACCTCGACGAATTCCTTGGCATTGGGTGTATAGTCCGTTGTTTTGACGCAGTGCTTGGCAACAATCTTCATTACATTCCCCGTTGTAAGGTAGCGGAAATTCTCCTTTCTTTACTTCCTTTTTATTTACTTCCTTTTTATTTACTTCCTTTTTACCATCCTTACGCATCACCTTTATTTCTTCTAGGTTTAGCTCCCTTATCGCTTCTTCTGCTGAAAATTTGTATCTTAACGCGCACCAATTCACCGCTTCGATTACCACTTCTTTCGATATCTTTTCCACTCCGTTCCACAATTTCGATGGCACATTCATTCTTAAATTTAAATTTATATTTGACATTTTTTTACCTTTTACCTTTACCTTACTTACTTTCTCAATTTTTTTTTTA